AACAGACTACCACCAAGATTGAGCGTGCCCGTCTTCAAAAGGAATACATCGAGTGGCTGTTGCTGGCCCCTGAGCAGCGTAAGGCTGCGGGGTTGCCTACTTCGGATATGGCGTGGGCTACTGCTAAGGGTGTTGGCTATAGGACTTTGCGCAACTGGAAGGAGCACCCTGAGTTCCAGGCGGACCTTGAGGAGCGTCGCCTGCAGCATATGACGCGGGTTGTGGATGGCGCTACAGCTATGGGTGCCCCTAAGATCCACGCAGCGGATGGGTCCGCTGAGGGCGATTTCTTGGCTATCAGGTCGAAGCTTATTGCTATGGCGGCGGCTGGGGATAAGACAGCTTTGGATACGTATTTCCGTACGTTTGGTAAGTCTTTCGTGGAGGAGGAGAATGCCAGTAGGAAGAGCGATTTCCGCGACTGGGATGACGGTCAGCTGGTGAGCCGTGTGTTGGAGCTGGTCCCTGTGGATGCGTTGGAAGCTGAGCTGGAGCGTAGACGTGCTGGCGAATGATAAGCAGCGGGATGAGCTGGAGAAGCTGTATCAGGAGCTGGAGTGGCGTAGGTGTGCTGAGGATCCTTATTATTTTTTGAGCCGCTATGTCTATATTGAATCTGAGCGGGATTCTCGAGGTAAGGAACTATTTAAGCTTTGGGACTATCAGGAAGAGGCTCTGGACACTTTTATCCGCGATAGGTTCTGTGTGGTATTGAAGAGTCGCCAGCTGGGGTTCACGACGCTAGCTATGGCTTACGCCCTGTGGTTGTGTTTGTTTAAGCCGCGTGCTAACGTTCTGCTGTTAAGTAAATCTCAGGACTCGGCTGATAAGAACTTGGGTATGGCTCGCTATGCTTATAGTTTTTTGCCTGAGTGGATGAAGGCTCGCGGCCCTAAGTTGGATGGTGACGCTGCTAAGCAGATTGTGTTTCTTGCTCCTGACGGGTCGTCTAACCGTATTAAGTCGTTTGCTGGTACTAAGACTGCTGGTGCTGGTGAAACGGCGTCTCTGGTGATTCTGGACGAGTTCGCCCTGATGGAGGATCCTGGTAACACGTATCGTACGATTAAACCTACGACTGACGCTGGAGGTAAGCTGATTATTATTTCTACTGCGCGAGGTTCTAACAACCAGTTTGCTCGTATTTATAGGGATGCTAAGCGCGGTATGAACGGTTTCACACCGTTGTTTCAGCCTTGGTCGGCGTCGCGTCTTATCACGCAGGACGATTATGATGCGAAGAAACGTGAGTTCATAGCTGAGCCTTGGCTGTTTTACGCCGAGTATCCATCTTCGGATGAGGAAGCGTTCCGTGAGTCGGGCCGGCCGCGCTTTCAGGCGCTGCCTTCACCTGAGGATGCGGAGGAGTTCACTGTTCACGGGTGGGTTGATGAGACGGATAACGGTTTTGTGTTCCGTCAAGCTGAGGATGATGAGTCTTGGCTGGCTTCTGTGCATCTTGTTTGCCATCCTTTGGACATTCCGATGAACAGAAAGTTCGTTGTCTCTGCTGACCCTGCTCTTGGTGTGGGTAATGACTTCTCTGCTGCGCATATTTTGGCGTGGATGCCTGATGGTGACATTGAAATTGTCGGCTATATGCATTCGAATACGGTTGAACCTGGGGATTGGGCGGAGGATCTGTATAGGGTTGGGCGTTTTTTCGCGGGTTTTGAGCAGTCTGCTGCGCTTCTGGTGGTCGAGTCTACTGGCGGTGGTGCTGGTATTACGATTATTGACAAGTTGCGTAACCATATGAACTATCCGAACTTGTATCGCTGGCTTCCTCCTGTGGCGGCGCGTAAACGCCGCGCACCGGTGTTTGGTTTTCCGACGTCGCGCACTACGAAACCTTTGATTATTGACCGTTTAGCGGAGTTCGTAAACAAAGACGAGTCTGGTGAATGCCGCCTAATCAACATCTACCCGCTTTTGCGGGATGAGTTGGGTACTTTTGTGCGACGTGAGAACGGGTCTACAGCTGCGGACGTGGGCTGCCACGACGACTTGGTGATGTCTTTGGCTATTGGGGTGTATGCCCTGTCGGAAGACGCTACCACTGTCGGGGTTGGGCCTATAGGTGAAAGGTCGACGCCCTCGACTGTGACTTTGTCTGTCGCCTCTATCTTCGAGGAGGCTGACAAGATCAGGTCTATAGAGGGTAAGAGGAACAGCAGGATGTGGAGAGAGACAAAACGCGTGAGTGACAGAAGGATGAGGTTGCGCTGATGGGTCGTTTGAGGCCGTATACACTTGATGAAGCTCAACGCCTCGTGCAGGATGCCAAGGAGCGTTACAAGCATCGTCATCAGTGGTTCCGTGCGCTGGAAATGCTGTATCGTACTGGTAAGTCACAGCCTATTAGTGACTTGACTGCATACAATACCGTGTTTGAGAGGTTGTCTCCTGCGGATCTTGAGACGATCAACATGGTGTTGCCGCATTTGAACATCATTATCGCGTCTATCGTGTCTCGTGACCCGCGTCCTGTTGCTGTGCCGTATGCTGGCGGCGAGGTTGCTGAGCTTTCCGCTAAGGTTGCCGAGTCTGTAGGCTACTACTACTGGCTGCGTACTGGTGCTACTAGCGTTATGCGGGATATGGCGCAGGACTTGGTGGTTCTTGGTAACGGTTTCTGCAAGGTAGGCTGGACTCATATAGAGTCTGAGCGTGACAAGGACCAGTTGACGTACGATTTGGAACTTGCTGACGTTATAGAGGCTGAGAGCATGTTGGCGCAGGCCGAGGGCCGCGCCGAACTTGCACCTTTCGATGAGCTGGCGGAGTATGTGCCGGTTACTGAGAAGATCGTTGACGAGGACGAGCCGTTCGTTGAGTATGTTTCTCCTTACGACATTTTCTTCCCGTCTAACGCGCGTCGCATTGAGGATTGCCGCTGGATTGCACAGCGTATTGTGTTGCCTGTTGACGAGGTGAAAGCTAATCCGATGTTGAAAAACACGGATGATCTTGTTACCGATGGTTCCGACAACCGTCAGAGTGAACTTGGTAGCCAGTTCTCTAATGAACGCTACGCTCAGCAGGTGTTTGAGTCAGCCACTATCTACGAGTTCTACGATATGCGTACTCGTCAGCTGAAGGTTTTCCAGTTGGGTGCTGAGAAGCCTCTGTTCGAGGGTGACATTCCGTTCTCGCACCGTTTCAGCCCTTATGTCCATATGAGCAACTACAAGGACGGCGGCAACGAGATCTGGGCGTTCGGCGATTTGGAAAACATTGCGTCGTTGCAGGAGAAGTTGAACGAAGTGTTCACCGAACAGGTAGACAATATGCGTCGTTCAGGTAATAAGTATCTGACTGTGCGTGGAGCGCTGTCAAGCGATGCCCGTGACCGTCTCGAGTCGAACGAACCTGACGTCGTTGTTGAGGTTGATTTGCCAGCTACTGGTCAGCCTTTGTCTGACGTCATTGTTCCTGTGCCTCGCGCTTCTCTGCCGTCGGACATTTATGCTGCGCAGGGCAAGATGGAAGATGCTATGCGTCAGGTGCTGGGCATTAACGACTTCCAAGCTGGTGGTGTTGGTGCGGACCGTATGGCTGCGTACACTGCTGCTGTAGTGGACGGAGTTGCTACGCTTCGCGCTAAGGATAAGGTTGCCTCTGTTGAGAAGGCAGCTGGTCGAGTGTTCAACATTATCATCCGTCTCTGCCAGGAGTTCATGACTGACTCGAAACCTGTACGTATCCTGGGTCCTAACGGCGCTATGTGGGCTGACGTTGATGCAGAGATGCTTTACGGTGAGTACGATATGCGTGTTGAGGGCGGGTCTCTTGAGGCAGCGAACCCTGCTACACGGCAGGGTCGCGCTATCGAGCTTTTGAATATGGTTGTGCCTACGCTGAGTAACTATGGGTATAACCCTGAGCCGGCGTTGCGTCACGCTATTCGTGAACTTGGGTACGATCCCGACCATCTTCTCAAAAAAGAACCTCAGCCTGAGGCCGCACCTGCGGAACCAGCTATGGAAGATTTGGGGATGAGCGGTGAGCTACCTATGTTAGCTAGTGGGTTGCCGCCAGAGATGGGGGCGCCTACTGGCGGTCTTGAACAGGCGTTGGGTCTTCCTGTGGAGCAGGGGTCTTTAGCGTCACTTAGTGAACTTGGAGGGTTCTAATGAAAGCAAAATTGGTTATCAAACTCGGAGCTCTTGACGATCTTGTTGATCAGCTTAAAAGAGCTGCTAGCGGCGGTATGGAAGACGACGTCGAGAACGAAGATATGGAATACGAAGAGGCTACGGGTGAGCCAAAGGCCGTTAAGAAGGAAAAGAAGAACGACGAGCAGGCGTACTCTTTGTGGGTCTGTGAGCAGTGCGGTGCCGAGCTGAAGTGCACTATGCCTAAGCAGATGATGAACTGCCCTTGCTGTAACGGTGCTGCTATGACCAAGGTCAAGAACGAGGGCGGTAGCTCTGTTCTTGAGGGTGAGAAGTACTAATCTAAAACCCCTGCAAAATAAGGGTTTCGTACAAGGGTGTCGAGTTTTGTCGATTTTGGCGTATATAGGTGAGGAGATAATTTTCTCCTCATTAGCCACGAACAACCTTTGATGTGGACTGCCTAGCGCAGCAACCAGCTTCACAGGACTCGGAAAGGAAACACAATGTCGGAAACTGCGGATGTATTTGCGGAAGCACTCCAAAGTCTCGGAACCGAATATGGGTTCGAGGTAGCTGAAGAGGGCGAGGTGACGGAAGTCACTGAAGCAGACTCGGAAGACCAGGAAGTTGAGGAGCTTGAGGCTGAAGCCGAGGGGTCCGAAGACGGAGAGGTTGAGGCAGAAGAAGACGAACCTGTCGAAACAGGTGTTGTCACAGTTTCGGAGGATATGGAGTTCCAGCTTCCTGACGGTTCTACTGTCAGTGGTAAGGACATTCTGTTCCGCCAAGCTGATTACACCCGTAAGACGCAGGCTCTCGCAGAGGAGCGTAAAGAGCTCGAGGCGCAGATGGAAGAACTTTC